TCTTTGTATCCTGTTCTGCATCTTTGTTAGTAAGGTCACTCATCTTTCATTTCATCGAAAGCCATACGCATTATATAGACAATATAATATGTGACACCGGAGAGAAATATAATTAAACCAATAATTACGCTCCAAGTTGGGTCATTATAGTTTTCATGAGCACGTAATAAAAGGTTCATGCAGATTTTTCTCTGACGGTTAAGCGATCTGGATCAATCAATCGAATTGCTTCAGCAAGTTCTTGAGAATGTTGCACCTCATCATTCATAATTTCACATATTTTTTTATCGTTAGGAAAACGAGTTAGATATTCTGCATATGTGTGTGCTGCATGAACTTCTACTTCGTAGGAGAGATGGTAAGCAGAGCGAGGAGATATCCAATAATAAACCACGTTGATCCAATAGTAGATAAGTACAAGGTGTCTGGCGAAGAAGCGATCCACCCAATAAGTATTACCGCCCCTAGATTCCATGTATTCCAGATGTTCTGTTTCGTTAAGAGTTTGAGCAAAATGTTCCTCCATCAGATAGATGTGTGTTGGACCACGCAAACCTAATGATTCTCTTAAATGTAGTACACTTAAAAAAGCAAAATAGGGTGCCCGAGCAATCTCCTCAAGCACCCAAAAACGTGGATAATCTCTACCTTTATACAAGAAGTCAATAATTGCTACAGTTATATTCAGAGTGACTTCATTGAGTTTTTTCATATCATTCAACGTGAATTGTACCAGTCATACCTGCACCCTTGTGGGGTCCACACCAAAATTCATATTCACCTGCATCAGCAAATACAATATCTTGAGTCTCACCGGGAGCAAATAGCAGTGCCTCTCTTGAAAGATCAGGACGTGCTTCAACAATAATGTTATGTGGAGGTAGTGCCTCGTTTACAAAGTGTACCGTATCACCTGCAGAAATTGTAATCTCACTAGGTTCAAATGCTAAGTTGCCATTAGAACCCATTTTAACATCTACAGCCCAAACAGGTGTAGAAAAAAACAAGGTAGCAAGTACTGCAAAAAAGAACTTCATATAGTTTTTGTAACTACACTATCTATTTCACTTTAGTCTATTATGGGTTGAATTTGTTTGTAATTCAAGACTTAAAAATTCTAAACCTTTTTATCTTTCTCCTCAATTTTTTCATCTTCTTTCTTTTTAGCAGGCATAACCCCGAACGTCGCGAGCGTTCCTGTGAACACACTGGCAATGAAAGTCGGATCGATGTTTTTCTGAGGAATACCAGGAACAGTTACATAATTAAGGGTCAGAATTGACGCTGACCAACCTAAAATAACAACACGTACCAGGGTAGATACCCCTTCATCAGCCCACTCAAACTTATTTTCCTTTTTGGTTTCCTCTTTCTTCTGTGGAGTGCTGTCCATTTAAAAGAGGCATGGCATATTTATTTATTCTCAGTCAACTCTAATGTAACCATTTTCTTCTAACCATTTTCTAGTCAGAGGAGTGGGTTCATACTCATTCCACATCTTACCTGAAGCACAAGCATTCAAAGCACTAGCAGTCATACCTTCAGTCTTACCTGCCCAGGTTGCTTCTGCTTCCCAAGGCACTGCAGATTTAGGATAAGTTCTCTCTACCATCTCACGCCAGAGGGGAGGAACAACTTCTTCAGGCATAATAATAGCAATCATACTATTATTAATAGTTCCTGCCATACAATCCTGTGCAGCGTGCCATCCTTCGTGACGCATCACACTCATTAGTACACCAGGACGATGCATGAATGACCTGTTCAGAAAAAAATTATTACCTACAGTATGATACACACCACGGTGTCCTACTGGGAAATACTTTTCATCTGCTAAAAACACATTAACTCCGACCCTGTTAAGGGAAACAAGCATGTTGTTGAATTCAATAGCAATAGGATAAAAAGAATCAGTATTGGGGTACTGACTAGAAATATCCAAAAGACTAGTGACTTTTGTGACTCCATCGGTGCATTCCCGAAGTAACATACATCCCATAGAATCATTAGTATAGAAACCTTTGGTAGGTTCAGCAAAAACAGGAGCACTCAAACATGCTGCTGCAATTGCTACTAAAAGTTTTTTCATCAGAAAGGAAGAGTGGTAGAAGGAGGAATAGCACCACCGGTAGCAGAAGGAACTTCAGGCATCGCAGGCATTAATCCAGTGACGATACCGGGAATTGCTTGAGTAATTTCTTCGACTGCTTTTTCTCTTGCTTGTTCGATTAGTGTATCAGAGTTTTTGTAAAGATACCAAGCACCAAATGCTGTAGCACCAGATACACAGAATGAAAACACTGCCATTAAATTAAAAACTTTTTGCATAATATGCCTCATAGTATTTTGTGATTCCATTGCAATTTACATTGCCTTGAGAGACCCAATCATGGGCACACTCATAAATGGACTTACTGGTGTATTTAGATTTTCTTGAATGGTCTAGATCCTTACCATACTTACTGTTTAAAATAAACAGTGCTTGCTGCCTTACTTTTAGTTTCTGTTCACTGTAGCGCCAATCATTAACTACTTCGTCGGTCATTTTTTTCATGATAATTTTCAGAACCACCTTGGAAATTTTCAGAACCACCAATAGGATTAAGTTGAAGTGTTGTCTTACCATTATTGGTAGACACAGCATACATCATTTCATGGATGGTGTCAAATTTTTCGTCACAACCTGGTATGATATAGGGTAAAGATTTATTTTCAACTTTTTCTTTGTGCGTTTGCAATCGCATTAATGCTAATTGTTTATCACTATAGTATGCAGGACCAAACCAAGGGTCATCTTTTAAATACTTGGGTGCAGGATATGTCATGATAACACAAAACGTTTTGTATAGTTATACGCATATTGATCTCGGGGACCACGAATTCCCCAACCCAACCAATAGTAAGCAGGAATCATATATTGTGCAACGGTTTGTCCACCACCCTCAAACTCAGGCAAGTGACGTTGAAAGATGTTCTCGTTAATCATATAACGTGTCTGACATCCAAGAGTGCTAGGGTCGCAATTATATCTTTTTGCGAATCTACCTAACCCCAGATAACGGTCCTTAGAGGTCCACTGAATGAGCCCGTAACCACCCCTATGGCAATCAGTGTAAGGAACTCTAGCACCTCCCTCACATATATTGGCAACGAATTTACTCTCTTGTTTAATATTACCCATGATCGTTGCAAGGGCATTCCTATCTTTGATTTTTGTACCACGTTGTAATTCTTTTAGTACGTATTTTTCTTCTGGTGTGCAATCAGGACAGGTCCATTTCTTTGGAGATTTATCTGCTATCTCAACTGCAGGTGAAGATATTGATTTATTATTTAACCAATTTATACTGGATGCAATTAATGTAATTTCAACTGGGATGCTAATAGCAATTAAACCAATACCAATAGTGTTAATCATATTCCTCATAAAGGTAACCAAAATGTTATCATAGAAAAGGGAGATGGTCAAATCTCCCTTTATATATCAAGTTGGATTATATACAGGTGTCATTAGACCTCCATCAGGTGGTCCATTATCGTCCTCGTCTTCACTGCTTATAGCAAGCATTAAGAAGAATGGTGTGATGATAAAGATAAGTGTTTGAAGTATAGTCCAATCATATGTCATGAGTTTCTTACTGCTGCTGCAATAGGAATTAGCATCAGCACTGCTGCTACTACAAATCCCATCACCAAATACCTGGGATAACTTGTCCAGTTACAGCATATGATCCCATTGCGGCAATAATACCGATCATTGCTGCCCAACCATTGATGCGTTCTGCTTGTTCAGTCATTGTTTTTCTCCTTAGTTTTGTTGTAGATAATTATTTTTTTACCATCGTGGGTAAAAACTAGTTCGTCATCATGTCCCCAACAAAGTTCTTCGTAGAGGGCATTCAGTTTCTCCATGTCTTCATAGAGTTGGTTAGGATTAGGCATTAGTAAAGTGTTTTGCAATAACTTCAATTCGTTCCTCTTCATGTGCAATAATATCAAGTTGTTCTTGAATTGCACCTAGAACATCAGGATGTTCTCCTATACCTACAGGATTGTGAAGATAGACTTCAATATTCAATTTTGCTTTCCTAATGTTTCCTTCCGCGTTATCGCGGAGTGCAGAAAGAATTTCATTTCTAAGATCGCAAGACATCAATACAGTTCCTCTTCCTTTTCAGTTTCAATTACACAATCACTTGTTGGATAAGCGACACAGGTAAGAACAAATCCTTCTTCAATTTGATCATCATCTAAGAAAGATTGATCCGACTGGTCAACTGAACCACTTACGACTTTACCAGCACAGGAAGAACATGCACCAGCACGGCAAGAATAGTTCATATCAACTCCACCTTCTTCAGCAGCGTCCAGAATATACTGGTCGGGTTCGCAGGAGACGGTTTGATCTCCATCAGGAGTTCTGAGAGTAATAGTGTATGCCATTTGTTCTATCTTAACTTAGCTTAAGTTAAAGTATATAGAAAGTTTGATACTTTGTCAAGTATCATCCGGTAACAGTGAGATAGAATTTAGTTTGATCTGTTAGCGTATTCTCATAAGTTGAAGAATCGCCATATGTTTTATGGTCTTTATAACCAATTTGTGCTCCCTTGGTGCGTTGTAGTGCAGACATGAAAGCAATAAGTAAGAACACACTTGGTGCTCCAATAATAAGTGCTGCTCCAAAAATGTATCCCGCAAGGAATTCAATGATGGTGTGATTAGCAGCCCAGGCAAACTCAGTTTGCGTCAAAAGTTCAAACATTTTTAATTAAATAAGACCAAAGAAAAAGTTGCCAGTAATTGCATACGAAAAGAAACCAGCAAGGATTCCCATCATAGCAAAACGACCGTTCATTTTT